TAACATCATCAACATCTCCTAAAGCCATCAGTATATCTTTTCTGTCATCAGGTGAAAGTACAGGTTTAAGTTTATGTGGTCTTTCAATAGAAGGATCAGTATGTAATAGTACTACTAATACAACACAATTTTTTTTCATCTCAGAAAACATCTTAATATATCCTGGATGCAGTACGTCAAAATTACCTGCTATAACTCCTTTAATCATCTATTTTCCAAAATACTTGTAAAGTAACTATCACCGAAGCAAGTACTAAGATGACAGCTGTCTTTAAATTAACACCCTCTTTTATATGAAAATAAGTAAGAATAGAAAAAGTCAATACTCCTGTTACAAAGCCAAATATACGAGAAGCCCATAATGTCTCTCCTCCGAAAGCTGCGACAATATTTTCAGTCCCAAATATATAACCTAATCCTACTGGTATTCCCATCATCGCTGAAAGTAGTATAGGATTATCTTTCATCCAAGTACTTATAAACTGCCCGTTAGTTTGATACCAAGATAAGCTTTGAGCAAAAATAAAAAAACCTGCTCCTATAAGTAATTTTCTGTAGTCCATTATTTTACTGTTGTTAGTCCTCTAAAGTTCTCTAACCATAGTTCTGTATTCTTGGTTATACCTTCTATCTTATCTTGTTCTAAAAGACGTAAAAATGCTCCAGACTGTAGATTAGGTAGTGGTAATTTAAGAGTATCATTTACGTACTTCTTTTCATTATCATCTAAAGACGATATATGTAGGTCCATTAGTTCAAAATTAGTTTCTACTCTATCCCAATCGTGTATGATCTTAGCAAAAATCTTTTTGTCCTCTAACTTATCTTCAGCAATTTTATAAACGTAATCAAGATTTACTCTCTCAGTTAAAAGTTTAGGAAATTGAGAAATAAGTGTCTTGATACCTAGTCCTTTAATTCCTTGTAAATTATCAGAATTATCTCCTAATAGTGCTTTTACTACGTTGTAATTCTCCGGTAATACCTTTAGTTCATCGAATATATTATCCTTTGTAAAGGTTTTCTTTTTAACTGGTGCATACACCTCTATTGTGTCATCAACTAGTTGTAAAAAATCTTTATCTGAAGAAACTATTGTGCATTTTTTAACATTTGATACAGATGCTTTTTTAGCTATCCATGCCATTATATCATCAGCTTCTAATTTGTCTAGTACTAACTGTTGAATTGGCAAACAATCTATATAGTCTTGAGTTCTGTACAACTGTCCTATTAATGCTTCTGTTTCTTCTTGTTTAGTTTCATATAGTCCCCAATGAGTAATTCTAGATGTTGCACGTTGTGCTTTGTAATTAGGGTCAATATTTTTTCGATTAGCTGATCCTCCTTTACCGTCCCATACTACTATAACCCTAGTGGGATCAAATATACGAGTAACATACCCTAAAGAGCGAAGAAACCCAACGAAGCCTCCCACATGGGTGCCCGTTGGATTCATCGCCTTCAAGAGCGAAAACGACCTAATAAGGGTATTCATTCCGTCTATTAACAGAATATGGTCGTTTAACGCACGGGGTGGGGTCTCTTTAAGGTTCTTTAGAATATCGTCGTATGCCATTAATCGAGTAAGTTAGGAGATATTGGTGTTTCTTCTAAATCTCCTTCTTCGATTAAATCAAAGTCAATGCTACCTACTAATTTAAGCCAATGATCTTTATGAGCATCTTTATATTTATCGATCTCTCTCTTATCATCTGGTATAAAACCATGGGATGTCATTACAACTCTACCTCTAGATTGAACTCCTCCTATATGGTTCTTCTCTACTTGAACGTTAGTACGTTTAGCAAATTCAACCTGAAGTCCGTCTTTAATAGCTTTAATCTTTGATGTACCTGGGTTAGTAATATTCCCGAAAGTGACTACTAGAGTAGAATCATACCACATAGACATTCCACCTTTATTTTGAAGCTTAGGTTGTCCCATAGGCGATTCAGGTTTCATAGTCCATACTTTATTAATAGCTACTAACGTATTAGTATATTTGGAATTTTCTTTTCTAGATAATAAAATCTTCTGGTTTAAGTTATTACCAAATTGAGTAGACATAGCTCCTGCATTCCATTCATTATTGTTCTTGTTAGAACGTACTGAGAGATCACAAGGTACTGAACCGATACTATCCCAGAAGAAACACATATCATAAGGTAAGTTACCTTTAGCCTGTTCGTCCATAAGGTCTGCCATATAAACAGCTACCTCTTCTATAGTATTTAATTGACCTCTATCAGCATATAAAAAATGACCTTCGTAGTCTATGACTGTTCCATCGTCATCAGTTACTTCCTGAAATTGCAATCCCATCTCCTTAGCATGGTCCCAAGACCATTTCATCTCTGTAATGATAAAAACAGGCAGTATGCCCAATTTCTGGGCATTAACTGCTGCTTCAAGTAGGGCAGTTGTTTTGCCCGTATCACTATGTCCACGCAAGAGAGTGATGTGACCGGTAGGAATACCGGGTAAAGAAGTGATATCTTGAAAAGCTTTAGATAGAGGTATCCAACCTTGCTCTTTAAACTTAACAGAAGAGTTTGAATATCCTTTCTTTTTCTTAAAGTTCGATAAATTAAACGACTTACGTATTGCAGAGGTCGCTTTTTCTTGTGTTTCTTTTTTCTTTACCATTATTCATTAAATAAGTCATCAAATTTACTAACTGTATCTTTATTGCCAGCCGTAGCTGTTTCCAAAGTAAAGTCTGTCTTTTGAGGACTTGTGCTTTCTGGCGTAGTTTCAGATCCTGCAGGTGGAGTAGAAGTCTCTTCAGCTCCAGGATTCAGGTAACTTTGTAGTTGTTTTTTAATGAACTCATAATCATATTCATTATGTACTTCAATAGGGTTAGGTTGAGTCTTTAACCATAAGTCTACTTCATCATTATTATCTGATAGAGGAGTTTGTTTAGGTTTGATGCGAACAGTAGTTTCAGGGTAAGGATTACCTGCTGTCTGTTCTACTACCATATCCCATCCGTTAATAACGTCTGTAAAGTCTCCGATATCTTCATCTTCAGCTAAAGCAAGTAATGCTTTATAGATAGTAATACCGAATCCCCATAGTCTTACACCTTTATCTTCTTCTCCTCTCACAACAACAGGAGCAAAGATTCTAGTCTTAGGGTTAAGTTTACCTGATAATGACCAATTGTCTTTATCGTTTGTTTTTCTTAGTTCTTTTACGAACTCTTCAATAGGGTCTTGCTTACCGAAATTCGATAAAGCTACCATCGGATACTTTCCTACACCGTAATGGAATTTTAATTCCTTAAACGGAAATGCAGGATCATAGGCAGACGGTACGATACGAATCGTTTGTTTACCTAGTTCCGGTTTCCAAAAAATCTTGGAGTAATCTGTTTTCTCTCTTTGCTGGCCGCTATTATTTAACGTATCCAGCTTTGCGCGTATTGCATCTAAATTCATATAACTATTTTATTATAACGTTTATTATGTAATATAAGAAGAAAAAAGTTAATATACAACTATGTAGTAAAATTCATAATACTAGCTTTGTCGGATGTATATCTTCCTGCTTTCTTACTACAAGATAAGCAAACTTTATCGAAATCGCAACTTTTTGTTTTATTTCTAAAGCTAACAGATTTATCGGCAAGGAGTATGTTAGTTAGAGTATTATTCTTTAAGTTACCGAGTACATAATCAGAATGAGAACTAACATCTGATCTAATGTTACAACAAGGGTTGATTGATCCATTAAAGTCTATACCTACGAAATATGAAGGTTCATAACAGGAAAAGTCTCTAACAAATTTTTTACGTACTTTTAATGCTCCTGCTCTATTATTAATTTTCCCAAGACGCATTTTTCTAACTAGATAAGGTTTAGTATCTCTTTCATATAAACCTAATTCTTCTTTACTCATTTTAATATCATAATCCATGATAGTGAGCTCGTCTAGGTCTATTCCCTCCCAGTCATAATCTCCATTTGTATTACACACTAATTTAATATGGGGTAATTCCTTACGTATATATGCTATTCTGCTTTCTAAAATATCCCTAAAAGCAAATGGTTCACAATATCTACTGAAGGATATTACTCCATTGTACTTCTCTGTTTTAAGCTCAGCTATGAGATTTTTAAAGATATCAATATCTAATATTTTGTTATCTGATAATCTATCTATATAGTGATTAGGACAAAAGTTACAAGTCCTATTGCAGAACGAAAATAGTTCTAACTCTATTAACCGTATTTGAGAGAGCATTAAACCTCAATAATTTTGTATAATTTAGTATTTACCCTTTTAAGTTCAGGGCCTTTAGTTAGTAGTATACAATTTCTATAATCTGGCCAGTTTATTCTATAGCTAGTATCTAACACACCTCCGTTTAATTCCTTGATTAAAGTATTAAGTGCATTTATTGTGTATAGAGTATTAGACTCTTTTTTTCTATGTACTAATATAGTATTGTCCATAAAAGCTCCTACATTGCCAAAATCAACATTATAGGTACAGATATACTCATCCTGAGACTTAGAGTATAGGACAAATATTTTGCTATAAATAATCTTGTACCTTTCTTGTATTTCTTTAAGAACATTCTCTAGAGTTTCTTCAGTAGAGAAAGTACAGAACAGTTTGTTGCTCATATCTTCATTAATGTATAAAGGACCTAAATCGTAATTGAATGTAAGCCTTTGGACTTCTTGTGTCATATATAAATATCTTTTATTATTATAAACATAAATCTTTAGAAAATTTAAACTTTACAGGGTATTTAGAATCAGATTCCAGTATCTCTTTAATATCTTCTAATGTTTCTTTACCATCTTCTTTACAGAAATCAAAAAGTATAGAATCATAAGTGTAAAGAACAGCCTTGGTTTTTTTAGTCTGTAAATATCTTAGTATATCTTTTAATATAAGAATATTTCTAGAAGTTTCTAATGACTGCATAACATAGTTCATTAATTTCTGAGGATTCATTTCTTTCAGCGTGCTTGTGAAAGGTTTTCCACTAATTGGAGCCAAGACTTTTCCGTCATCTTGGTACTGTCTCCATAACTCTTTGATATAATCATCAATTTTTGTAAAGATTTCAAGGTGAGCCCACTTTTCGGGTATCTTTCCATAAATTGCGTGAAAGTTAATTTGTTTTGCTTTATCGTATTCATCTTCTGTAATTTCCTCTTTATTGAAGTACTGTTTTGCTAATTGCTTATGAGCTGATTCGTTTGAAAGAGTATAACCAATTTGTTCACAAAGTAACCGAAGGTGATAACCATCGAAATCAAACTCAACAAAGTAATCCCCGGTCGGACGGAAGCACTTCCTGTGTTCTGGGCTCTTAGGTATAGCAGCGAAATTAACGCTATTAAAAGCATTGGTAGGTCTAGATGTGACATTATATAGATTGTATTGAGTAAAAGCAATATTATCCTCTATGTTATACAAAGGATTTCTAGGAGTAAATAGTTTATTAAAAGAATCGTAGTATATTCCTAAACCTCCTTGTTCTAGTAAAAAGTATACGTTGGTAGCTATTTTATTATAAAAATCAAAATTATTAGGTATCTTATAATTAATTACACTTTTTACTTTATCGTAAACTTTTTCACAAGAATCAAAAAGTATACTTATAGGTATCAACTTATTAATATCCTTATAATCTCTATACTTATTATAGAAAAAATTTAAATCGTAACTATACTCTAACTTATCGTATTTCACCATTGAATAAAGTAATGATAAGTCTATTGCTGCTTGTAAATTAAAGTGGTATAGAAGTTTCTTTTTATCTAATGTATATAGTTCATTAGCTTTTAAAAGAATTTCATAGATACGGTCTTTTAAAATATTAAGTCCTTCAGAATGATCTATTGGAATTATGTATCCATGTTCAGATTTAAGTAATCTGATATAGACTGCAACTGTAGAGTTAAGTTTAGGGTGGTATAGGTCATTAGAAGAAACAACATCTACATATGCTCCTAATCTTATTAAACTTTCTAAATTTTTTAGCTTTTCTTCTTGCTCTACTATATAAAACACTTTTATAACCTTTTATGTAATATAGCTATAATAAATTGAACTACAAACTGTCTGTATAGTTTAAAGCTAATTCAATAACTTCATCCATATCGTAGTACTTGTATTCAGCTAATCTTCCTCTAAATATAATATTTTTTTCTTGGTTTGCTAAATTTTTATATTTTAAATATTTTTCTGTATTTTTTATATCGTTAACTGGATAGTAAGGTTCTTTATTTCTATTATATTCTTCTGGGTATTCAAAAGTTATCCATGTAGAATTATTATTTTCTATTTTTTCAAAATGTTTATGTTCTATAATTCTAGTATAAGGTATATTTTTTTCAGTAAAATTTATTACAGCATTACCTTGATAGTTACCAGTATTAAATTTTTTATGTTTGAATCTTGTAGTTTTATATTCTAATTCACCAAACTGGTAATTAAAGTATTTATCTATTGGGCCTGTATAAATTATCTTTTTATATTTAGGTAATTTCGAAGTAAAAAAATCTGTTTCTAACTTTACATCGATTCCGTTTAAGAGTTGTTCGAATATCTTAGTGTAACCTCCGATTGGTATACCTTGGTACTTATCATTAAAGTAGTTGTTATTGTAAGTAAATCTTACCGGTATCCTCTTAATGATTTCTTTTGGTAAAGTCGTAGCTTTCTGTCTCCATTGTTTTTCTGTATATCCTTTTATTAATTTTTCATATACATCTTTACCAACTAGTTTAATTGCTTGTTCTTCTAAATTTTTAGGATTACTAATATTAAGAGAAGTTTCTTTAATTTTTTGTTTTGCTTCTTGGGGGGTAGTAACTCCCCATAGCTGATTAAAGGTCCACATATTGAAAGGTAAGGAATAGAGTTTACCTTTATAATTTGCTATAGGGGTATTAATAAAACTATTGAATTGAACATATTGATTTATCCATTTCCAAACTTTTTTATTTGAAGTATGGAATATATGAGGACCATAATCATGTACATTAATGCCATCTCTGTTAGAAGTGTAACAGTTACCTCCAATATGGTTGCGCTTTTCTACAACACAAACCTTTTGACCTTTATTTGTTAGCTCTCTAGCACATATCGAACCGTAAAACCCGCTTCCTACTATAAGGTAGTCATACATATTATATTATAAATTCTGCTGAGTTTTTTAATATCTGTTCAACAATACCTGGTAAGATCTTATTTACTTTATTAGAAGCATCAGCATTTTTAGCAGCAGTACCTGGGTACATATACTTTCCTACTTGGTAAGGTTCAGCAGGTCCTTTTAAAAGCCATTGCATTTTAGCAGTTCTTCTATAAGGTTTTTTTTCTTTAGTAAATTTTAAGTACTCAGGTTTTTCTATTTCAAAAACTTTACCTATTCTAGAATCTTTTATAAAATATCTAATAAAAAAACCTTTAGAATAATCTTCTGGTGTTGGTTTAACATAAACATGTTTAATGCCTATTTCTTTATTAATAGCAGATTGATCAGGAACAAATTCTAATTGTTCAGATTTAGAATTTACTGTCTCTCCTTTAAAAATTCTACCTTTATAATCTACAACATACTTACCGTTATAGGCTCTCTTAGACTTAGGGTCAACTAAGGTGCCAAGTAGCTTAGGATTAACTTTAGTACGTATTTTTGGTATAAACATATTATGAAGTTAAACTGAACATTGATGCTTCAATAGAGGTTACCCATCCTGAATCATCTATTTGGTGATCTATTCCTCTTACAATATAAGCATAATTTTTGTAAGCATCAGGCAAAAGCCCTTTTTTTATTTTAAATGTATATCCAATTGCAAATCCTGATATACCTTTTAAAGTAAGGTTTAAAAATACTGGTACAGACATAGGAGGTGCAATATTAGAAGTACTTTCGTGTTGATTACAGCTAAACACAGTATACCCTTTTCCTTGTTCTTTCATTTCTATCCACTTTTGTGGATCTATAGACTCTGTATCGTTAAAATCTGTCCAAGCTTTTTTATACTGATCTAAGACAGTTAGATAGTCTTCTTTTATTTCATCATTAGTTTTAGTATCCTTATCTCCTATAGCACCTGTAGGGTGATGTCTGTCTGTAGCACCTCTGTTAAACCTTATAAGATGGCTTAGAGGATCTGCATAATTACCTTGAGTACCATTACCTGCTATAGCAACAGCAGAAGCCATATCACCAGATACTTTACATTTTGTTGAAATATCTAAAACAGTACTACCTAGTCCACTTATTGTAATCTCACTTATTTTAGGAGTTTTAGGTCCAAAATCATCTACTATACTGTATTTTGCTTCTTCTTCATCATAATGAATATAAAATTCATTTATACCCCCCATAGCATCTTTCATAGTAGCTAAGATAGATTTGACTAAATCCATTATTCCTACTCCTGCATCTATAGGTCCTCCTGTGATTTGTTCTGCGATTCCCATTATTTTATGAGAACTAATAAAAATATTAAGAATATTATCCTTACCGCCATTACTGTTAGCAAAATTTACAGCTTCATCAAATAGTCCTTCTGATCTTTTAAAATAAAAATCTCCCGGTACTCCGGAAGGTTTTTTTGGTATCATAAGTAAATCTGGCTGTAAAGTAAAATGTCCTGGAAATGTTCTGTATTTATTTTCTGCTTCAAGATCAAATTCTACAGATCGTTTACCGTTTTTGTTAATAGGAAAACCAACTTCGTTGATTATTTTTAAAATAGTACGTAAAGTAATGTATACAGGATTTATGTTACTATTAGTAAAAAACCTAGAAAAAGCATTCTCACCTGGTCCAACAGACATAGAAGCTCTTATACCTATATCCTGGTCATTAAACTTTTTAGAAATAGTCATAGGTACATCAGCAGCAGTAACAGCTTCATCTTTTAAACTAATTTTTTCTAAAGCTTTCTTTTTTTCTAAAGGTTTTAAAACATAATGAAAGATACTACGATTCTTTTCTAATGTTTCTTCTACCTTAGCAGTTTCTGGTTCAT